TGGGCACGGTTGAGCACGACTTCGCCTGCATTTAAACCGACGAAACCACCAGCACCACCGTCCACCATGCCTCCGATATTGTCGCCACTGTAACTGTTTCCCTTGATCATACCGCCTTGTGCATAGCCTGTGGCAGAATGGATGGCGGAGATGGTGGTGAGCATGGTGGCCAGACCTGTTGCTGCAAAGGCTATCCACGCCCAGGGGCCTCCTGTCTCTGCTGCCATTTTGGTCGCGCTTGCATATCCGAGCGCGATGGTAGCGACGGCCTGCGCCACGGTGCCTACGACCTTTGCAGCCGGGTCTTCTATCTGGCTCATGGCCGAGCCGACGGCTTGGATGGCTCCAGCAGCGTCTTCCCAGCCGCCTTTCATTCCTTTGGTCTGCTTCTTTATCTGCTTGTCGACGGCCTCCATAGCCTTCTCGTCAAGCTGGAGTTTCAGCGAGCCCGTGAACTCCATAGCCTTGTTGTCGGCAAGGAATGGATTGCCCGTGATTCCATCTTTGGCGATTTCGGCCACTCTGCTGGTGTCTACTGGCAGCAAACGGCCGTGCGCCCGCTCATCGAAGAGTTTCAGCTGTCCGTTGCGTTTCTCCAGTTCGGCAATCTGCCGCTGTATCTCAGCTGTCTGCTTCTGCTGCTCGTCAGTCAGCGGTTTCCCCGCTTTTGATGCCGCAGCCATCAGCGTGACATACTGCTGCGTCAGTTCGTTAATTTTGGTTTGGTTCTGCTGGAGTTCAGTTTGCGGAGTCTTGGTTGTGTCTTTGCCTCCAGTTGCACCGCCAGCAGTTTCGCCTCTCATCAGTTTGCTGACGGTGACGCCCTCTGCACGGTTCATGGTGCGATAGGCTTGCGACTGCATAGTGTAGGCCTGTCCTGCCTGCTGGTCGCGTTGCTGAATCAGTCTTACAAGGTCATTATATCTTTCACCATCCACGCGGAATGTTCCCCATTTGGCAAATTGCTCAAACGGATTGCCACGGGCTACGATTTCGCGTCCGCTCTGCATGTCGATGGTGGTATGCTGTTCGCGCCACTTCTGATATTGTTCATATCCCGCCATGCGCTTGTCAAACTCAGCCATCGAGCTTGTGCCCTTGCGAAATTCGCTAAGGCTCAACCCTAATTCCTTTGCCTGTCTGTCATAGACGGCATCAATGGCTTTTCCTGTCTGTTTAACTTCGTTCCCTACGAGCGCAACGACATTTTTCATGCCGTTTTGCAGTTGGGCTTCAATACGGCGAATCTGCTCAGGAGTCAACAGCTGGCCGTCCTTCATGGAAGCCCTGCGGCCGTCAACGGGTGCAATATAGCGTCCCGTCTGTATCATCATGCGCATTCGCTCGTTCTCCGTCTGTTGAGCTGACATCTTCGGGGCCTGTATGGTCTTCATCGTCCCCAGTCGGTCGAGTTCGTCGTATGCTCGGCGGGCAGCGGTCACTATCTCGTCAATACGTCCAAGATAGCCGCTGATGTCGCCCGTGTTGAGGGCTGTCAGGAATCCTTGATACAAACTCTTGCTGCTGTCAACCACGCGGCCCCATTCATCTACTGTTGCTTCCGAGGCGAAGAATGCGTCCTTGGCGACGCTTAGCGCACCCTCTGCGGCCTGCAGTCCTATGTTGAACAGTTTGATTGCGTCGATGTTGACGGTGAACTTTTCCTTCAGCATCTCCATGACGCTGCTGGTTCCTTTGCCCGCCTCTCCGTTGTCATTGAGTGACTGTGTGGCTGTGTCGAGTTGCGATTTAGCCTCTTGCGCACGTTGCTTCAGCGTTTCGAGGCTGGCAGCGAGAGCCTTGCCGCCTTCGTCGGCTTTCTCCACCTCGTTCAGATGGTCATAGACTACTTTCAGCTCCTTGTAGGTATTGGATAACTCGCGCACCTGTCCGCTGGCTGTGCGGCTCTTGGTCTCCATCTCGCCCAGGGCTTTGATGTAGTCAAGTTCCGACTTCTCCAGTCCCGTCAGTTCACCACCGCCTTTGTGGGCGACGTCTGCCAGGTGACGGATGCCCTTTGCGGCGTTCGCCAGTTTCTGATCGTACTCGGAAGTCTCGACTTTTAGTTTGAATATACTGTTTGCTGCTGCCATATATCTTTATTTTCTTATGTTTCACCTCTTGCGATGGCCGCTGCTTCGATGGCTATCATCTCCGCGATGTTGGCGGCGGCATTGGCCATTGCCGACTCTGCCGACGACATGAACCAGTTGCGGGCTGCTATCGAACCACGGTTGCCGGTGCGCGACTTATCGCCCCGATTTATGCGATAGACGCGATTTTCGTAACGGGTGCGGTTGGCCTTGCCGGTGTTGCGGAAGCCGATGACGCGGGTCTTTGTGCCGCTGTTGACGAAGCGCAGGATAAAGCCTCGGTCGAGCGGTGCGTAACCCATGACTTCTTGTGTACGTTGTGAGCGTGGACGGCGGTTGCCGCCACGTTGTCCTGGTGTAAGTTTGCGTGGTGGCTCGTAACTGTTGGAGCCGTGCGCCTTCGACCCGTTCAGGATGTTAATCTGACCGCCCAGCACCTTCTCATATACCGATGTTCTGATGGCACGGCGGGCTCCGCGTGGGTCGCCGTTGTCGAACTCCATGCTGTTCATCACGTCACGGCGAGCCTCGAACAGAGCCTCACGGATATGCTGCTGTATCACCTTCCGCATCTTCGGGTCGGTGCTCATAGCAGCTCGTAGGTTCTGCTCCTGATTGCTGATGAGGGTGTCGTCGATTACTAATGCCATATATAAAAATCCCGCTTAGTGGGCGTTCACTAAGCGGGATTTTACGGGTTGTGGGGTTACTGTTTCGGCTGCTCGGCGTTGAGTGCGTCCTTGACGGCTTGGCGACTGACATACGGCCAGCGGTCTACCCAGCGGGAGATGAGTGCTGCCTGTTCGACGGTCAGTTCAATGGGCTTGTCCTTGGGCGACTTGTAGACGGTGCGGCCCAGTTCTACCTCTTCCATAGACTGACCCTGCATGTAGAGCTGCTGTCCCAGGTCTTGCGCAAAGTCAGCCTGGACGTTGTGGTCTTCGATGTCCTTTAATGTGATGGTGTGAAAATTTACCTTAATCATAGTTGCTTGTTGTTTTGTTCGTTGATACTGTTGTTGAATGCTTCCATCATGGCTTGCATGTCGGCCACATCCTCCTCGCTGATGGGCGGCTCGTCGTAGTCGTCGTCGTCGAAGAGCATGGGGAATATGTCTTCCACTCCTTTGCCTTGCGGGTCACGCATGGCATACATGGCAGCGTAGGCGCATTCGGCAATGAGTTGGTGCTTCAGTCGGTCGCGCTGGCTGTAGCCTCGGACGATACGGCGAACCTCCCAGAAGCGGAGGTCGTAGAGAAATTCACGGCGGGGGATTCCAATCTCGCCCACGAGCAGTTGGTAGATGTCGTGGGCGTTGCTTAGTTTTTTCCCTTACCCTTTCCTTTCTGAGGTTTGTCTTCGGGCTCGCCCTTGGGGATGTTGTAGAACTTCGCCCAAAGATTGATGATAGTACCGAGGGCCGTTCCGAGTTCGAGCGGCGTGGTGTCGTTCATCAGGTCGGTGTCCTTGATGGGCGCGTCTGTGTCTTGGCTCTGATAGTAGGCCATGACAGCGGCCAGCACGAGGTAGATGCTGCGCTTGGTGTCGGGCATCCGTGCGGGCTTGGCATCGACACAGGCGATGGTCTCCTGGATGATGGCGGCGATGTCTTCGCCCGACAGGTCTTTGTAGGCGATTTCGGTGGCATAACAGTAGCCCAGGGTGACGGGCTTGCCTGCAAGTGTAATTTCTTCGTGGATCATAGTTCCTTGATGTTTTTGGGGTTAGGGTTGCGATGGAATCGCAACATACTGAAAAGCGGGGGCGGTGGTTGCCGCCCGCCTTGCTTACTTGGTGTCACCGCTTGTCTTGGCGACGGTCTTTGTACCTGTGCCGGGCACGATAGGACCGTAACCATTGATGGTGTAGTTGTAGGTGGCATTCTGCTTGTTCTGTGCCTGTATCTGAAGGTTGGTGAGCTTACCCTGGCCGTGGGCGATTTCCTCCACCACGGTGCGGTTGTTCGTGCCCTCCATGACGCAGATGCGCCAGTTCAGCAGCTGGTCTTTAATCCAGTTCTCGAAGTCGTTCAGGCCGACTGCACCCGTCAGCAGCGTGTCGTCGGGCGACAGCACAAGGCCGCTGCCGGTGATGTCATACGACTGTCCCGTTACCTCATACTCGAGGTCGGTGCCTGTGGTGTCCTTGGTCGTACTGTCCTCAGTCTGAGCTGATCCGTGCAGGGCCATCTGCTTGGCTGCTGCCACAACCGTCGAAGGATTGGCGGCAACAGATACCAATAGTCTGATGTATTGTCCTTTCTTCATAGCGGTCAACTAAGGGCTCCTGAACCCTGGAATTGGAGTGAGACGGCGACCGTTTCGCGGTCGTTGAAGTTCATTGTAAAATCATTGAGAATGGCATTGCCGCTGCGCTTGAAGTTGGCACTTTGTGCCACTCGGTTCTGCGCTCCGGCTGTCTGGTCCCAGCCCACGGGTACGGCCTGGGCTGCAACGAAGGTGGCTATGATGGCCCGCAGTGCGGCGGTGTCGCTCTGCTGGGTGTCCACCTGTGCGCTCCACTGATTGGAAACGATGGTTTCCTGCGTGAACATTCCCTCGGTATCCTTCGTGCTGCTGTCCTCCGCGTTACCTTGGAGAGTGATGCTGCAGTTGGTTGCTTCGGGGATGGCTGCCGCGTTCTGGAGCAATCTGAAGTTCTGGCCTTTAATCTTGCTCATTGTCATCTGGTTTGGTGTCACACTGATACGTCAGCTGCTGCCAATAGCAGGGCTTCAGTGAGTCGTATTGCACGGGCTGTGCCGAGAGCGTCATGTCCTCGGGGATGAGCTGGTAGTCTTCGTCGCTGTCGTCGCCCTGATGTTCGCGGAAGTATTCGCGCAGGGTCTTGCGGACGGAACGTGCCAACTCGCCCAACTTCGGGCGCGTCTCGGCAGCAATCTCGATGCCTATCTGCACTTGGTCGGAGTCTGCCTCGAAGTCGTCGTCTTTCGTCGCGTCCTGATTGTTCAGTCCGTCGAAGGATACGATGACGTAGGGCAGCGGTGCGTTGTCTGCGTCCTCATCGGGCAGAGCGATGGCGGTGTTATACACATCACCAGCGGGGAGCTGTGCGATGAGGGATGCGTTGGAGCGCAGGGCCTTGACAAAGATGGCATCGGTGATAAGACTCATGTTGTTTCGGTGTGACTGGTTAGAAAATAAGCTGACGGGCCTCACGGCCTTTGCTGTTGCATCGGGGAGACCCGCCAGCCGACTTCAAGTAACTATGAACCTGTGAGAGATTTAGTCTCCGATCTCGTTAGAAGATGCGGGCTCGACGAGCTTGATGAGCTTGAATGCCTGTGGCTTGCCGGAGGCGTTACCGCCGTTGACCTTGCTGGACATCTCAACAAGAGAATAATCGAGGCCCATACCCAACGCAATGACATTTCTGTCAAAGTTGGCGGAGCTTGTTCCGTCAACGTTGAACTCGATGCCATCAGCGTACACCTGCTCGTTCAGGTAACCAAAGTGTCCGATGGCGATGTAGCGCACGGCCTTCTTGTTGTCACCCTCACCAACGAAGTCCTTGGAAGCCACACCGTTTGCGTCAATGGTGTAGTCAACGAACGGGCTGATGTGGTAGCGGTAGCCTACGCACTGGCCGTTCTCGATGACGGTGCGGTTCGAGTCGGTGGTGCCGGGGATGAGCTTGGTGAACTTCAGGTCAACCTCGGTGGTCTTGTCAAAGATGAGCTCTGGATCACCCTCGAAGCCGAGGTCGTACATCTCGGCAATCTTTTTGGCGAGGTTCTTACCGATGTTCTCGTCCAGGGTCAGTTCCTCTACGGTCACCTGAGCGAACGGCGACTGGAGCGTGGTGTAAGCACCGTGGGCGTAGATGTGCAGGGCGCGGAACTGTGCCCAGCCCTTCTGGAACTTGTAGGTGATGAAGGCGATGATGTCGAAGGCAGCGTTGGCGACGGCACGACGGCTGACGGGCACGCTGGCAGCGACACGCTTGGGCGACGTGGTGATGTTGGCGAAGTCGAGAGCCTGCTCAGCCACCTTGGTTACCTCACCCTCTACGGTGAACTTTACGTCGTTGATGCTGTAGGGGATGACCTGAGTGCCGGTCACGCCAACCACCATAACGAGGTCTTCGGGAAGCTCAGTGCCGGGCACCTTGGTGTCGATGATGGGGCGAATCTCGACGGGAATCAAACCACCAGCCTGAAGGTTGGCGGTCTCATTGTCGTCGGCTGTGCCAGTAATGGCGTTGGCCAGGATGGTGGTGGCGTTGGCTGCACGACGGTTGGTGTAGCAGTCGTTGACCATCTCACGAATCTTTGCGCCGTAGTCCTCGCGCTCACGAATCTGCTCCAAGTCCTTGCCGGTGGCCATAGCCTTGGCACGGGCTGAAAGACCTGCACTCTCGCGTACCAGTGCATCGTACTCGATGTCCTGACTGCGCTGCTCAGCCTTCAGAGCCTCCAACTCACGCTTCTGCTCGTCGGTGATAGTACCCTTCTGCTCCTCAGAAGTCAGGGCACGCATTTTAGCCTCACGTGCGTTGGTCTTCTCGTCCATCTCGTCGAGCTTGGTCATGATTTCCAGCTGACGCTTCTGGATGTCTGCTTTAGTCATTTTTGCCATGATAAAACGTTTTATAGGGTTAATAATTAAGTGATTCTATGTCGATTTCACGACGGCGACGCTGGGCACGCAAGCGCATAGCCTGCTGTTCGCGGAAACGCTGCTCCTGCTCTTCGAGCTGACGCTGCTCTTCCTCCTCCTTCTCGCGCTGTTCGCGGGCTGCTTTCTCGGCATTGGTCTCGCCACCGTTGGCTTCACGCTCCTTGGCTTCGCGTGCCTCGCGCTCTGCTTTCTCGGCGTTGGTCTCGCCGCCGTTTGCTTCACGCTCTGCCTTTTCACGGGCTTCACGCTCCTCGGCTGTCTCTTCGTGCTGACCCTGCTCGCGCTTCAGTTGTGCGTCGATGGCATCGTTGATAGCATCCGACTGTTCACGGGTGGCGACGCTGGCCTGCTCGTAAGCGGGATGGGTGACGATGCTCACGTCGTAGAGGGCAGTTACGCGCTTGACGTGGCGCACCCATACCTCCTTACCGTCGTGGTCTTCGGCCTTCATGCGTTCATACGATACGCCGTTCTCTGAGTCCTCCCAGTCATCTTCGAAGGCGAAGCTCATGCCTGTGATGTCGTGGCGGCGAATGAGCACCAGGGCATCGTTGCCAGCACTGGTCTCTGCCACGTCGCACTCACAGCCGATGTCGCGCAGGTTCTTGTTCAGTTTCAGTGTGTCGTTCTCGGTGTTGCGGAAGCGTCCAAGAATGTCGGTCACTTTGTTGGAGTGGTTCAGGTTGAGAACCACGTCAGACTGGCGCAGCAGCTCGTCACTGATGCAGCCCGGCTCCATCACCTCGTACACCTCGCGGCGTGAGCTCCAAGGAGTGAGGTTGTTGGAACGGACTCCGAACACGATGGGCGTACCGACCACCGTGCGGCTCTGCTGGCCGTCCTCACCAGCGCGGACTTGCAGCCCGCAGGTGGCAATAGGGATGAATCTTGTCTGTTTCATATCTTAATCGTTGAGTGATTACTTCTTACTATTCGTGCGCTTTGTGGTTTTGGGTTTACTTTCCGTTTCCCAGAGTGCGCGATGCTGGGTCAGCCATTCGGCCTGACCTTTCAGGGTCTTGTAGGATGCGCCGCCCAGGTGCTCCACCATCGGGCGAATATCCACGTGCAAGCCTTTCAGCCGTGGGCGATGTGCCAGCACGTCTTCCAAGAGGCTTGCGCCCGTGTCGTACCAGTTGCGGCGGTCGTTCTCATCGGAGTGCAGCATCCACGAGCGGTCGGGGTCGAAGTAACGCACGCCCTCTGCCTTGAACTTCGGGACGTTGAGATAGCACAGCATGGGCAGGATGCGCCCCATGCCGAACTTGTTGCCGCGCTGCTGACGCTGGACGTAGGCCGTGAAGGAATATTCCTCGCGCCACATCTGCCGGATGTCGGCCTTGATCAGCACGTCACTCTCCACCAGCAGGAACCCGTCGGGCAGCAGGTCGAAGAGCTTGTCAACGGTCATCATGTGTACGTCGCTTCCCCAGCCGTTGACAGCGGCATGAGCCTGCAACTTGTTCGGGAATGCCGATAAGGTGCTCTCGAAGTCTATCACCTGGCCTTTCGTGTTGTCGATGACCTTCACGCCCTTCATCCGTCGGGTGAACGGGTGCGCCTCGATGGTTCTTTCGGGCATCCCCTCGCCGGCAGGCCATGTCACCTCGCGGCTATTGTCGAACACCACCACGGGCCAGTCGCAGCCCTGCTTCCTGATTGACAGGATGCAAGCCTCGGTCAGTTCGGGCGTGTTGAAGTGGATGATGGCTATTGTCTGTTTCATACGCTATTCGGGTGTTTTAATACCTTGGGTTTACTGCGTGGCGCACACGGCGTTCACGCTGTTTTCTTGCTCTTTGGACTTCGCGCTCCAGAGCGTCGATTTCCTCTTTTGTCGGGTTTGGTGTCATATCGTGTCAAATTTTAATCAGCATAAGGTAGTTCCGGGATTGGCTTATGCCAGTTTCGGAATTGGCTTATGCCAGTTTATTTCTTGTCTGCTGGCGGTTCGTTGCCTTCGCCACCCTCCACGGTATAGTTGCCGGGCTTCAATGTCGTGCTTGCGTCGCTCTTGGCGATGAGGGCTTTCAGCGTCATCAGGTTGGCACTTGCCATCGGTTCGTCGCCGTTCTCCACGGTCGGCATGTCGAACTCCTGGCGAATCTCGTTCATGGTGGCGATGCCTGCCTGCAACTTCATCAGGGCCACCTTCGCACGGCGTTCGGGGTCCATCACCATCAGCGGGTCTTCGCAGATGTGGATGCGGCGCACACCGTAGTCCTTGAAACCGATGAGCTTGCGCGCAATCTCCTTTTCGTTGCCGTTTTTCTGTGGTAGGATAGTACGGGTGTGGAACTCCATCGTGGCGTTCTGGTAGTCGTTGTAGTGCGAGTTGGTGTCGAGCATCACCAGCGGGCGCGGTGTGCCGAAAAATCTTGCCGCGTCGTCGTTCGTGCCGCCCAGTTGCTCGAACATCTGCATGTCCTGACTGGTCATGGAGAGGTTTTGGAATTGTTCAAGACCGTGCATTGATACGATGTCCTGACCTGTGTAGAACATCTTCTGCATCTCCTGTGCGGTCTTCTGCACCTCGCCCTGGTTCAACAGTCCGAAGGACAGTGTGCCTGACCCCTGCGCCGGCTGCTTCTCTGAGATGATACCCTTGACGCGCCCACCCTTTGCCGCAGTCTCTAACGACTGCTGCTTGATGGTGCGGTTCAGTGCCAGCGTCTCGTTGGCGTACTGAAGCGTCGGGATGCCCCAGCCGTTGGGATAGCGGAAGGTGTTGGGGAAGTGCATCACCTCGGAGGCCGGCACGTTCTCCTTCGTCATGTAGCCATTGTCAGTCAGATACACGATGCTGGCGTAGGTGGCAGTGTTGATGTTGTAACCACACGTCTTGATGAGCCACAGGTGCTCGGGGAAATCGAACTCGTCGCGCTCGATGTAGATGAAGGCGTTGCCGTAGAGCAGGCGGTTTATCTCCACCAGCCGCCACATGTCGGCAGCGGTCATGATGGGGTTCGGCTCTTCCTGCAACAGGTAGTTGATGCGCTTGCCAAGTCCGCGCATATCCTGTACGAAGTTGCCGCCCTCGAAGTCCTTCTTCTGGTATTGCACCGGCATCACCGACATGACATCCGAGCGCAGGCGCACGGCCTGATATACCACCGCCACGAGCAAAGCCTGCTGGGGCGAACGGACGTAGGCGATGCGCTCCTGGTAGTCGGCACCCTGCGGCTGCTGATTGCTCGGATGGTTCGGGTCGGTCGTCACGGGTACGCCCGGCACGCCTTTGGCCGTCGGGTCTGCCTCGCGGGTTCGGGTGCGGAATAGGTTAAAGTTGCTACCAAATAATTCCATAGTTATCTCGTTTTTCTTTTCTGGCGAATGATGGGCTGGGGTTTACTTGTCATTCACAATCTGCTGGCAGAGGAACTGGATGGTGTTGCCCTGATGGTCGGCATTGAAGGTGTCGGGCAGAATCTGGTACGTGCGGCCGTGCCATTGGATGCGACTGCGTTCATTGATGATATTGTTCCACCTCATGCGGACGATTTTCACGCCGTAGGCATCCAGTGCCCCTGCGTTCATCGCTGCCTTGCCCTTCTGCCAGTCCACCGATGCCCATACCGTAGCGGCAGGCTCGAACTCGATGCCTGCGCTGTCGAGTCCGAACTTTCCCTGTTGCGCCTCTTTGCGATTCAGGATGGTCACGCGTTCTTTTAGTAGTCCACTGGTGTATGCCATAATCTCTTGGAATGTAAGGCTTGTATGGAATCTTCGGATTTATACACTCTCGGCAAACTCGTTGTAAGCCTTGAACTCGCTGAATGCGTCGAGGTCATATCGTCCTGTCTCCTTTAGGAGCTTGGCCAGCGTCTTGCGTAGTATCTTCGTCTCGTCGCCGAAGGGGTGCTGGTCGGTGATGACATCGTTCTTCACGCTGTGGGGGTCGCGGGCATCGGCTATCTCGTAGACATCGTAGACGTAGACGGTGCGTGTCTCTTCGCTCTCGCTTCCGTCATCGTTGTGTACGGGTTCCTGTTCTGTGCGCTCGTTGCAGTAGACGAGTCCGCTGTTGTCGCCGGTGAGCCGCTCCAGGCCTTGCTTGTGCGGCTCGTAGAATCGTTCTTGTCTCATTGTCGTTATGGGGTTAAAGGTTGTACTGCTGTCGGATGAGGGCTTCTTCCTCGGCATCGGTATAGACGGTGCCCTCGTAGTAGTATCCGCTCCAGTCATGCACTATCTTTAGGTCGTGCAGGGGGATGTCGTTGTGTGTCTTGGTGTCGAGATACTTGCATATCTTCTGTGCGCCTGTGGAGTAGACTATCAGGCCCAGCCCTTCGGCGATGGCCTGAATGTGGTAGTAGCTGTCGCAGTCCTTCTGGTTGCTGCTGCGTTTCTGGAAGTCGACGATGGTGTGCTGAATGCCCTCCATTAGTTCGGCCTTCATGGGTCGCCCGGCGAATGGGCGACGAATCTTTTGATTACTGTTCATAGTTCTGTTATCTTGATATTGTACTCGTTTTTTCAGTTCCTTGGTGTCGGCCACTCCGATGATGCCATTGTACGAGCCCATGCTGCGCTCACGGTGGCGAGCCTTCACATATCGCTTCTTAGTGTCTTGTGTCAGGTGTACATAGCCTCGCCCGAACTGGTAGCCGCAGAAGATGATGGGCTGATACTTCTTGCCCGGTTGTGGGTCTATGGGACGCACGTACATCGGTTTGTAGTGCAGGCGCATCTGCCTTGCCCATTTCTTCATATCGCGGCGCAAATTAGTGAGCGTTTCCTTTTCCTTGTCATTTTCTTTACTGAAGGCGATGAAGTCGTCGGCAAAGTTCACGATTTCTATTCTGTCGCCATATTTCTCCTTGGCCTTGCGGATGATGACGCTCATGTTCAGATTTGCGATGAGGTGACTAAATGGATCACCGATGGCCAGCTTCTTCTGGTTGAAGAGATGCTGGCGAATCACCGCCCTTGTGCGCGGGTCTTTTACTTGCCGCTCTATCAACTCCATGCTGATGACATTATCCACGTTGTCGTAGAACTTGGAGATGTCGCCTTGCAGATAGTGTGTCAGGCTTCGGTCGTTCAGCAGTACACGCAGCCGAGCCACTACCTGATGCCGCTTGTCCCTGGCGAGAACTCCGCATCCTGGCAGTCCGCCCAGCATGTCGTCGGTCATCTGTCGCAGGATGAGCGGCTCGATGGCATCCTTCGCGGCATTCTGCACACAGCGATCTTCATATGGCAGCACGCTGATGTCGCGCTCCTTCTTCTTGTCGCGCAGACGGAAGTGGCGGTAGGGGCCTACTTGGTAGGAGCCGTCACGCAGTTCTGACTGCTTGCGCTGGCAGAAGCCGTCCACGTCACGCATCACGCGGCGCACCTCTCGCTTGCGTCGCTGCTGTGCGGTCTTGGCCATGTATGCGTCGTGGGTGGCGGCATAGAGGCCGTTGACGGTGTTGTTCCATGTGCTGATGCTCATACTCTTCATTTGTTTGTCTTGACCTGCTGCGCCGATTGCGGGGTTTTCGAACGCCCCGCAGCCTACCCTTTCCTTTGCTATTGTTTGCACGGTCGGCTGGTGGTCTTGGCACCTTTTCCTGCGTTGTTCCGCTCTCCATCGTCAGCGAGGCTCTGCACCTGCCTCTTCATGCTCAGGTCTAAGCAATCGAGGGCTTATAGGTTTTTGTTTGCGTATCAGTTGCCGAAGCCGATGTTCGAGTTCGCGTTCGAGGGCGAATTGTTAGCGTTCATCGTCAACGGGGACAGGTTCGAATTGTTCGCGTTGTTGCCGCGCCGGAATCCACGGACACCCGTCGATGCAGCTGCCTTTTTGTGTTCAAAGAACTCTCAACCTCACCAGCTCGCGGCTACTCCGATTCACTTGCCCCATTTGGCGGCTGGCATGGATTTCTGTTTCGTCGATGTAGGGCCGCATCTCTACACTATGCGGGTGATTCCGCGCCTGGGGTTTACCCGATAAAAAAACCGAGGCCACCCCACCATCGGGATGACCTCGGTTTCAGATTTTTCCACCCGCGACCGCCTTGCGGCGGTATCTTCACCCCTCCTTTCAGTCGGGGCCGCGCTGTCGCGCGGGTTTTCGTTTTCGGCCCTCGCTATCGCTCGGGCTGGGTTTACGTTTTCGCCTGCGGCAGCACCCCTCGCTCCGCTCGGGGCCGCTCCCTTCGGTCGCGGGTTTACGTTTTCGATGGCGATTGCGTTAGCGAAGGCTGCAGCAGGTGCCGAAGCCGAAGCCCGAGTCCGCGAACGAGGGCGAATAGATAGCGACCAACGCCAACGGGGACAGGTGCGAAACGTACGCGCCGCTGCCGCGCCGGAAGCCACGGACACCACGCTTGCCAGCCGGTGCATTGCCGCCTACAAACCAGTTATACTTTCCAACATATGTATGCAGTCCTGCGCCGGTCTTGTTGGCATTGGTGTCTGGCATCATCAGAGCGTCATTGTGGTAATTACGCGCATATCCGTCACCTTTCTGTATGGTGACAAGATGCTCGTAGTGCTCCTCGAACGGGATAACCTGGTCGGCAGCATAGTCGCCCGTCGGTGACTTAAGCAAAGCGTGCTGGTCGCGCTCGATGTAGCACTCATACTGCCCGTGCTCGTCTTCGGTGAAGATCAATCCGCTCACCCACCACGAAGGCGACACCTGTGTGGTGACACCATGAATGAGTGCTGTGCTGACGAGTATCTCCACGCGGTTGCCGGCGATGCTCGTTGCGTTGTCCGTCGGGTCGATAGCGGCTGCACCAGCCTGAGTAGCCATAATCTTCCACACCACGCAGGTCATCTCGCCGTGACTCGGGCCGTTGAAACCGCTGACGGAGCGGTACTTATATTTGTTGCCCTCGAACACAAACCACTCCAACTCGTGCACGTCGTTCTTGATTGCATACGACACCGCACGGTGTGCCTCCATCACGTGCCACGGATTTCGCCATGAGTTGATGACGTTAGCGGCATACACCGTGCCAGTTGTGGCACCCGTCAGGAAGCTGACGTTGCCGCTAAGTGGGTAATACTTCCACGCGCCGTTCTTATCCATCACGCGCAGTCCGTTCTTCGCTCCGCTGCCGCTCTGCTCCCAGTCGCCTGCTGCGGTGGCGGGGTCGTTGGAAGAGAAGCCGCTGCCCATGAGGTTGGCGTTGTGCGCGTCGAAGGTACCGCCCTCAGAAAGCAGCAGGGCTTGCATGCGGTTGCATGCCTCCGCCGTCTGGTTCATGAAGGGTACGGTCTTGGTGGTGTCGGGGTTCATGTTCATCGCCCGCTGCTCACCCGTAGGCAGGTCGATGTCGGTGGTATGCAGACCGCCTGCACCGCCCAGCAGCGTTGCATCCGCGTCGTAGGTCTCCACGATGTCGCCCGTCTCAGGGTCGGTGGTATAGACGTATTTGCCCGCCACGCCCACGGGAGCCGAGTAAGAGCCGTTCCATGCCAGGTTGTAGGCGGAGTGCATACGGATCACACCGTCCTCGTCTTGATGCGAGACACAGTAGTCGGGCGACATACCCATCTTGTCTATCATCACAGCCTCGATGCCCTGCCATGTGAACGGTGTGCGCGACTTCAGGAACACGTCGTACTCCGTGCCGTCGATGGTGTGCTTGCCGTCGATGCTATAGTAAGGCTCGATGTTGCAAATCATCACGTCGCCCTCCGATCCGTCGATGGCGTGGAGATTGCCGTTGATGTCCTCCCACACGGCCTGCCCCTCCGTGAATGCCGTATCTTCAGCCGTGGCCAAGCGTGCGCCCAGTTTTTTCAGCACGAAGAGGATGGTGCCCACCTGAGCGTCGTCTCCCGTGAGCTTGGTGCCCACCAGACAAGGATAAAACAGCGAGAACACCGACTCGCGTCCAAAGCCGCCCTGCTCGTGGTACTTGTACGACTTGTAAGAGAGTGCCGGGCTGCTTGAGCCTGCCACGCGGATGTAGCCCTCGGCAATGGTCTCGATGTCGGCCACGATGGCCTTCAACTTGGCTATCTCCTCGGCATTGCCAGCAATGTTTGTAGCGTTGGCCTGTTCTGCGGCCTTGGCTCGATTCACCTCTGCTGTCAAGTCGGCTTGACTTGCCTTCTGTCCTATCGCGGTATTGATAGCCGCCAGTGCAGCGTCTATCTCAGTCTTGGTGTAGTACGATGCGAGAGCCGACTCAATGGCGGCATTCATCTGCGTGGTGGTGCTGTAGGACGTGAGAGCCGCAGCAATGGCGGATGATACCTGTTCGGCGGTCTGCTTCGGTGCCAGCAGGTTGTCCACCTGCGTCTTGTTATAGTATGCCTCCAAGGCCGTGCTGATGGCCGTTGAAATCTGCGTGGAGAGGTCCGCAGCCGTCGGCAGCGCGTCGAGCTTCGTCTTCAGCGCGGTGGTGAAGTCCTCGGTCGAGAGCTGCTTGCCACTCACCTTGTCTACCTTGTTCGACAGGAGTTCGTCCGTAGCTGTCTTGGTGTAGTAGGCTGTCAGTGCGCTGGTGATGGCAGCACTGATGGCGGCGTTCATTTCTGTGGTCGTCGAGTAGGGCTGGAGCGCGGTGTTGATGAGCGTCTGCACCTGCTCGGAGTTCACGAAAGCCTTGATAGCCTCCTGAATGGCGGTAATAGCCTGCGTATTGCCGGCTATTTTCCCGTCGAGCATCTGGTCTGCCTGCTGGCGGGCCTGTGCCTCGCTGCTGATGCCGCCTTGCAAGGTCTGCTCCGCACCCTCGGCACGGGTACGCTCAGCATTGACCGCCTCTTGGCGTGCATTTGCTTCATCGCCCACCTTGCCGTCCACATATTCCTTGTCAGCGAGCGGGTTCTCTGGTGAAGCCTCTGCGGGCAACTTGCCGTTGATGTCCTCAATGGCTTTTGTGTTTTTGGGCACTTGGTCGAAGATCTCCTGAATCTCGACATCGGTCTGCCTAACCTCGAAAATGTCCTGTTCGTTCATATCTGTATAGTTTTAATCAAATTGATGTCGTGTCACGATGAATTTGCCATTGCTGCTTTTGATGCGGTGGCCGTAGAAGTCGGCAAGGTACAGCAGCACTGGGTCAAGCGGCAGCTCCTCGCCTGCCAGTCGCATCATGGGTTTCAGCATGAAGTCGAAGGCATAGGGCACAGGCGACAGTGTGCCCGGTTCTGCCGATGCACGGTGCTGATACCACTCGTCAACGAGCAGGAGCGTCACCTGGATGAGTTTCCGAGGTACATGGCCATAAACCTGCTTTACGTTGTACAATGGTCGCCTGATGATGGTCAGTACGGCATCTTCTGCCGACTCTGCCATTTCCTCCAGTCTGATGCGTTCCAGCTCCGCCTGCTCGTCGTCGAGGCGCAACTGGGCTTTAATCTGTTCAAAGGTGAGGTATTTCATATTTCTGCCTGTTTTTTACTTATTGGCAGAAATACGTCTTGGGGGTTACCGCCTTCAGATGGCTGATGTATGATGTGTGAAGGCTGATGGATGATGTGTTTTTCGTGGGATAAAAAAAAAGAGGCGACCGCCGTCGCCTCGCAAAATCAAACTACCTAAAACAAATCTAAAATAATACAAAAACCATTATTATTATGAAAATACTGAAGGTAAAACAGCGTCATCACGACGTAGGTGAGTATATAATGAAGAACACTCTATTTCTTCTGAAGGTTGTCGATGACCTGCTGGCGGTTCTTGCCGTCGGCACGATAGCTGACGTGTACCCAGTAGGAGCCCTTCGCGTTGTGCTCCCAGATGAGTTGGTCAAACTGGCAGTGCGTCTTGATCCACTCGAACCACCGCTTGCCTTTCTTCAGGTCGCCGTCGATGCAGAGGTCTGCCGCCTGACCCTTGATGTGCTGGGAATTGCTGACACCGCCCACGGCTTGATTGAGGCGAGAGCAGCGGTAGCCGGAGCCAATCTTGATAGGTTCGTCCATTGCATCGCGCAGCGGCTGGAGCACATGGTTGACCAGCGCACACATGGCACACACCTCGTCTACACCGGGAGCGTTGATGATACCGAGCCGCTTGGCGGTTGCGCTGTCGCGCATCTCTTCGAGGGTGAAATTTTTGCTAATTCTGGTCGCCATCTCCATCGTCTTTATGAATCTCAACACTTGTGTCTCCTTTTTGTATCTTCACCTCCAGCCCGAGCTCGATAGCCCTGAAGCCGTAGATGATGACGGGAAAGAGGAGCAATTCGCCAACCGCCGTGAGCACGCTCCCGTCTATCACGCCCATCGGCGGAATTAAAAACCCTGCTATGATCAGCAGCACCGATATGACGAAGCAGATGGCCGTCACGATGCGGCAGAAGCAGCACTGCTGCTCGGTCTTGTTTTCACTTTTGATATTGCACATAATAAATATATTTATTCAACTATCGTACATATTACGGCATCAGGTTTACTATGTCGCAGCCCCAAGCGCACTGACTCCGCCCGTTGCATAGAAGTTGGCTGCGTCGCCGTTAACCTTGATCACCTTCAGAGCATTGTTCGCGGAGTCCCAAACTATCATTCCGTCACCGATGCGGAGTGCATCGTAGACTCGTGTATAGCGTTTCGCCACGGTGTTTGTGGCATCTATCACGAGATCAAGGCATATATCGTTGTCGCCCGAGCGAGTGGACCATGCGATGCTATGTCCGCTTGTCGCATCGTGGAAACCGAATGCACAGTCACGGTTTTCTCCCCAGGACGTGCTCTCGACCATGAGTCCGTATTTGGACTTTCCTGACGACAACAGCAGATAGTCGCCTTTAGCAAATATGTTACCTGCATCAATTATGTCGCCACTGACATTGCCTGTACCGTCGAAACTCTGCCCCCAAATCGTCCGAGCCGTCTGCAGTTTTGTGGCACTGGCTACGTTGCTCGTTAGATAGGCAAATTCTTTCCATTCTCCGAAAGAAGAACCACCATGCGAACGGATAAACATTCTTGCATCGTTGGGTGCGAGCATGATTTGGGATGACCACTGCTGACCTGTGTTGCCATCGGTTCCCGTGTTCACAATATGCCACAATCGGAAGTTACCGCCTGTGTAAGGAGTGTTGTACAACGTGAGTGCATCGACACTGGACGTACATGTGTACGTGCCGGCATTCAATATATCGTTCAGGTCAGTTTCTTGTTCGATAACCGTTCCCAAAACACCTATCATGGCATATCCGTCACCGTGTCTTCCGTCAAGCATGTCTGCATTGAGGTTGGTTACAAGGTTCGTGTTCGCCATCGTGCCACCTGAAAGAGGAAGGTAGCCCTGCTGCACCCACTGCTGGGTGGCATAGCCGGCGGTGGCGTGATTGCCCCAGCTGTAGGCAGTCTGTCCATTGGCTGCATTACTGCGTATAGTAGCAAGGTCGCTGATAGCGTCCTGTTTAGCATCCCATTGCGACTGCTTGGCCGTGGTGGGCAAAGAATAACCTGAAGCAAACGAGAGGGCCAACGTTCCGCTGGTGGTGATGGGCGAGCCGCTGATGCTGAATCCTGTCGGGACGCTCATGGCGACGTTGGTCACGGCATCGCCGGCAGTCAGTATTCTCTTCCATCCTCTCCAAGTTCCAGTTGATGCGTCAGGATTGCCGTTGCGGACGTAGACCGCACTCTCGGTGTAGGGGAAATACATCTGCGCATAGGTGTCGCCGCCACCATGCACCACCAACATCTGTCCCCAGTCAGGACCGGCAGGGAAATTGGTTCCGCTGTTGCTGAGACGATGAGAACCTGCTGTCTTAATGGTGTCTGCATCAATGGCAGACATGCCGTGATTGATCAGCACCATTGTCTCGGATACCTTGGCATAGCCGGCAGTGGCGTGATTGCCCCAGCTGTATGCAGCATCCCATTGATTCTGCTTGGCAGTGGTTGGCAAAGAATAACCTGAAGCAAACGAGAGGGCCAACGTTCCACTGGTGGTGATGGGCGAACCGCTGATGGTGAATCCTGTCGGCACGCTCATGTCGACGCTGGTGACAGAGCCTGTGCCACCACCACCGCCACCGCCGGGATTCAGCCCGAGGGCCGACAGGTAGGAGTTGGTCCACAGGCCGACCATAGCCTGGATATTCTTCAGCGTAGTCTCCGTGTCATTGGGAGTGATGACGACATCCGTTGTCACACCGTCCTCTTCCTTGGTGCCGTGAATGGTGAACAGCGTCTCGAAGAATGCTTTGCTGATATAATTTTCTTCCACCCACGCGCGGCTCACACCGCTGGCATCTCCGCTGCCGCCACCGATGTTGACTGCTGATGACGACCGTCGGCCCGTCATGCGCTGTACTGCATCTCTTGAAAGTACCTTTACCATTTCTTTACCAAATTTGCATTAGTGTGAGTTGTGTTGTATCGTCCTGCCACGAGTGGCTGATGGCGGTCGGGTGCATCATCGTTTCGTCGATGTAGACAGGGCGCAAGGGATTGATGTCGCGGGCCGAGTAGCTCGTCACTTCGACATTGAGACAACGGCGCGGCTGACTCCAGTAGCGTGTCACGCGGTCGGCCAGATGCTGTTCGGGATGCTCAAAGGCCGACGGGTACTGTGCCGTCTGCATGAAAGAATCGTCTGCTTCGTTCATCACCAGTCCAAGCCCGTATTGCATATTGTTGTCAGAGGCAAAGATGCAGTCGGTGCTCCACTCTCCCTCTCCTTGGCCGTTGTTGGTGCTGGTGTATTCCTTTTCGCTGATGCGCTCGTCCTCCATCGTTCTGCTGCGGCGGGCATCGGTGTTGCTCTGAATATAGGTGACATCACGCGAGAACTCCACCTCAAATGCCGCCAAGTCGCCAACGGTCGTAGCTCGGTCGATGGAGCGCATACCCATGAAGTCGATGAAAAGCTGCCCTTTCAGTCCACCGTCTACGGGTATCGACTTAAACAGGCCCCATTCTATCAACGTGTTAAATGTGGGTGTGATGCCCCACGCGGCAAAACCGGCAATCGTGTTGCCGTTGACCTTCAGTGCCAACAACTGCGGCGACGATTCCCAGGAGCTGAAGACGTGACCGTTGTGGTCACATGTCAGTTTATACCATCGTGCCGTCGAACGGCTTGCGCCAATGCCCAGGCGAATCCACAGGAACCATGTACCCGGATTGTCGGCCTGCATCTCCTTATATCCTTGGTATAGTCTTCCATTGATGGAGAGCGAACCGTTGCTATAGTTGTGCGATCGCAGCAGGGTCAACTGCGCCAGCGGTGTCGAGCCGTCGTAAGTGTCGTCCATCAGGATCATGTCCGACTTCTCGGCACTCTCGGCTTCCGTCGAAGAGAAAATCTGCCGGCGGCAGAATCCATTATAACCGCCAGCCGAGGTGCCCGTCATCACGTCCGTCGAGAAAGATTGCACGGTCGGATATGTTGTGAAGTAGCCGGTCAGGTCCTCGTTGCCTTGCTTCCATTTCCACGGGCTGTCTTTCTCCAGAATATCCTCTACCACCTTCGGTGCAAATTCCATCACGCTCTTCTGCGGATTGCAGTCTGTGGAGACAATCGCGCGAGGCGCACCTTGAATCTGACGGTCTTCGTTGTCGGTCGAAACGTAAATGTCTCCATCCAACGATGCTGTGGCCTGGCGGGCAGTCACGGTGCCTGCCGATGTGCCACTGGCCAGCGTGCTCAACTGCGCATAGCTCAATGTCAGCAGCCGCTCCTCGTCGTTCACTACGTCGGCATTGGTCAGATAGAGCGTGCGGCCCATCGTTCGCGCTGTCCATCCCCAGAACCGGCACATGTCTTCCAATATGGATTTGAGCGAATATTTCGCCTTCAGTGCGCCGTCGCTGTCGGTGGTGTAGAAGTTCTGCCAGTCGAATCGCTTCAAGAGCCAATTTCGGGCATACTCTCCACCACCCACCACTACGGTATCGAATCCTACGATGCCGTTGGTAGCGTTGGTGCCGCCCGTCTTGATACCGATGGTGTCGATAATGGTCTTGATAAGATACGCAAAGTTGGTGACCTGCGTCATGCCCGTGTCTACCATCTCCGAGTCGAGAGCTGCCAGCGGACACTGCACGGCTATCTCCGTCTCCTGTGCCGGGCCTCCGTACAGCGTATTGCCGAAACTCTCAGGATTCATGAATCCCTGCCATACGACGGTAGAGCCGGCGGTCAGCGTGACGGGGGTGTCGAAAGTGTTCTGGGGCATCATGCTCCGCCAGTCCAGGTCGTCGGTGGAGATGATGCGCAGCGTACCGCTCTGCGTGCGCATCGGAGTGAACATATCCTCGTCATCGTCTTCTTCGGTAGTGAACGTGTCGGCAGCTCCGTCCACCGTCTTCAC